TTGCTTAAACCAAGCCTGCGCCGTTTTCTTTACATCAAACCCCCGCACAGTCATTACTGCTGTCTTTCTTTAACTCATCGATCTGGGCTTGCAGGTCTGTAGTTAGCCTACTAGCCTCGGTATGCACCCTCATTAGTTCGGCAAAGAGTTCAGCATGGCTCATCTTGTAGACACGGGCTATGTAGTCATGCCGTGCATCATCGGGTGCCACATTGGTAGGTACGGTCATCTATCTTCTCCCATCACAATGCCAAGCACGTAGCCACAGACAAGGCCAACGGCAAAGGCAAACAACACCTTACTCACTCTTCTTCCACCACAGGGATGTCTCTCCACTCGCCCTTGATCATCTGCGCTGGCCCCATCCTGACGTTGACCGCATTACTCCACCACTGCTGAAGCACATATTCCTCCAACACCTTCACGATCCTTAACTTAGCCGTAGGTTCTAATTGGTCTGTAAGTGCCATTATTCAATCCTCCATATCCGTATGCCATCGCCCTCTTTGCGGCAAACAAAGCGTCTACCCAAAGACTTCCCATTCCTCAGATTCATATTCGATAAAGACTGCATCTTCATGCCGGTAACCAAAAAACTCTCCCCCACCTGCAACTGAGCATACGGATACGAATACCTCTTTCTCGGCTGCGGTATCGGTACGTTCTTTTCTATCTGATACATCTGTTCCATACATCCTCCTTAAACGATATGGACAGATATTAGCATAAATGGTGGGTGCGGCTGTGTACAACAACCGATCTCAGCGTTGCCAGACAGATTGTTACCGCACCCGTAGCCATTATAGGAAAACCTGATTTTTCCTTGGGGCGGGGAGGGTTATGGGGCACGCAAAAGCGAAGGCCATGTCCCAATCGAAGGGCAAAAAATACCGTCTCATTTGATTGCGAGAGAATCAATAAAACGATCTGTGCGGGGTTCGGATTGATCGGTTGATACCTAACCATAGGCGAGTGGCCCAAAGCCCCTTCTATGCCCCTTATATTGAATCTGCCGTGGGCACGCGATAAGACAATCAATCCATCTCTCACCGTCCCATTATTCCTATATATAAATATATAAGAACACCTGTATAGTAAAAGACTATTGTATACGTAAAACCTATTAAAAAAAATATAGATTCATATAGGGCACTAAACGCGATAACGTGCTATCTTATAAATTCCTAAATCAATCTATAAGGGGTTCACTATGAAAACAATCAACACTCAAAACTACACCATCGAATTAAACGGGGATTCCGTGTACTTCGAGCATGACCGCCTGGGCGATGAAAAAGCCGCCCGTCTGCGTTTTGAATTACGCAGGTTAGTCGACTGTTCAGGGGTTTCGATCATTCCCCGCGAAGTAATCGAAGCACTTGAAGCAGAGGGTTATCTCTGCCGGTTCGATGAATCGCCATTTTCCCTCAATCTATCTTAATCGGCTGCCGACTAAGTTTTATCGCCGGGGTAACTCCCCGGCATTTCCTAATCAATCATTAAGGGGCTAATCATGGATATCGCACAAGTAATCACGGATCGAATCATTGCGGAATTGGAGCAAGGGGCCGCGCCATGGGTTAAACCATGGAAAAGCGTGCGTAACGGCAACGCCAACGGGCAACCATATAACCCAGCATCAGGCACGATCTACCGGGGCGCGAATTGGACATATCTCACAATCATGGGCGCGACATTCTCTAGCAATGCATGGGTTACTTTTAAGCAGGCGCAGGCATTGGGCGGCATGGTTAAAACCGGGGAAAAGGGCACGCCTATCGTGTTCTGGAAACCGTTAGCCGTTAAAGACAAGGCCAACCCGAATCAAGTGAATCACGTGCCAATGTTAAAACATTATTACGTGTTCAATGTAGAGCAATGCGAAGATCTAGCCCTACCGGTACGCGAATCACTTGCACCTGAAACGTGGGAACCATGCGACAAGGCCCAATCACTGACGGATTCCCTTGCACTCGCTGGCGGCCTACACCATGGCGGCAATGAGGCATTTTTCCGGCCTAGTAATGATTCTATTCACATGCCCGAAAAGGGGCAATTTAGGGATCGGGAATCCTATTACGCGACTCTATTGCATGAAACCATTCACGCGACAGGCCATGAGTCACGTCTTAAACGTCTAACCCCGGCCCGGTTCGGTTCGGAGAATTACGCCTACGAGGAATTAGTTGCGGAATTGGGCGCCGCTATGCTTTGCGCTCATTGCGGATTAGACGGTGACCTACGCCATGCGGATTACATTGCGTCATGGCTCAAGGCCCTAAAAGATGACAAGAAATTCATTATTAGTGCGGCAGGTAAAGCACAGTCCGCTATGGATTACTTAGTCAAGGGTAAGCAGGCAGAGTCAATCGAGGAAATGCCCCTTGCGGCCTAGTTTCCGGCCTTTTGTCCCTTGCCCTACGGGGTAGGGGATAACGGGCCGGGAATTACCCCGGCATATCCTAAAAAGGGGTTTTATATGGAAAAGTGCAATGGTTGGACTAATTACGCCACTTGGCGCGTTAACTTGGAAGTTTTCGATCAACTGGGCTTGGGCGATTTCTGGGGATATGCGGACGCTATCCCTGAAAATGTAAACGTTTACGATTTGTCGATTCAATTAAAAGACTATGCCGATGATTTGATCGTTGAAAATAGCGCGGACGGATTAGCACGTGACTATGCACGTGCATTTTTGAATGACGTTAACTGGTATGAGATTGCTAGCGCCATGGTAAAAAATGAAATGGTGCAATCATGAGAAAACGCGTTACTAGATCTAATCCGGGCCGGAAAACCGGCATTAGGGCATGCGGCAAGACGTTTTATCTTCACTTGCCGTATTCAATAGGCCAATCGTTTAGCATAGGGAATGTGACGTTTCACAATGCCGGAAACGGTACTTATACCCCGGATCGGCCTATACCTGAATCTTGGACTGTTACCCTATGAGTGAATCATTGATTGCCACTGTAACGGTTCCGGTCCTATGGGCCGGGGTTTATTGGCTTTTTATGATTGATTAGCGGCCCTCTACGGCCTTATCTCACCCCGGCATAGGCTCACCCCTTGCCGGGGTTTTTTAACGCCTAGAATCGCCGATTTAGCCCGTCACCATTTTCGATACTCTAAAACTTATTTTTGGCTGGTAGGGACAACGGTATCAACTGCTTCCCCTTGGAACAATCAAAAACAATTCAATCGAAATCAGTAAATCCGGCATCTTTCGATTTGATTCAATCGATTTGGGTCAGTTCAATTCAAAGCAATCAATTCATCCGCCTGCTGATCCGTTGCACAGCGGCGGTGCGAGTCCCAAAGTTATCCACAGGCCCATGCCAACCTATAGGCTATATGTTTTGTTATCTAGGTAAGGGCGTATATTATACGTCCTATATTTATAATATATGTCCTATAGTATACGCCCGTAATAAGTACATATATGCTATATCCCAACCAAGTTATCCACAACTTATCCACAGGGTTATCCACAGATATAGATTAGGGAAAGTACTTACTAAATTACTTGACACGGGTACGAAATAGGTATACGGTTCATACTGTGTAGACGTTTACACATACCTAATCAATGGAGGATGATATGAACATTCAACGTGAATACACGATTCAAGAGGCGATGGAAGTCGCATTAAACAGTTTAGTATTGGAGCGTCAATTGGCTGAGAGGTTGTATCGCATCAGACAAGAGGCTAACGAGGTAGCAGACCTACTAACAAAGGCTAAGGAACGCAGGCTACAGTTAGACCAAGAAGCAAGACTAGACTAATCAATCAGGGGGCTGATATGAAAGACATTGATCCAATGTTGTTTGACGTTGGCAGTCATGTAGTGCAGATGAACAAGTTAATGACTGACCTGAACCGTCTTTGCCGCAATGCCTATAAACCCAACTGGGAGGACATTGACGGGGTTGCCACTGAGTTACGGCACCACTGCTCAATGATCCAGCGCATCGTAGATGAGGTGGCCCGATGAACCAAATGGATTGGTGGATAAGATCAGGGCAGGCCGCAGAGACAGCGCAAGAACTGGCGTGGTTTGTGGTGCTAGTCTTTGTCCTGATAGGCTTTCTGGCTTGGAGGGACAAATGATCAAGATTCGCTGTTGGGCACTGCAAGACAAGCGTGGCAGGTTCGTTCAACGTCCTGACCTCTTGCACTACCAGTTTGTCATACCATTCAAAACCATGACTTTTAGGACTAGGAAAGATGCTCAGACCTTTTTGGATACCGATGCTTACTGGTTTGCCAAGGCCAAGCCAGTGCGGGTAATCATCAGGGTAGAGGAGTCGCTATGAATTGGCTCATAGAGTTATTCATGCTGCTGGCTGTCGTGGTAGCCATTGGCATTTACATTGGATATGGAGATGACCGATGACTGACCGTGAACTGATGCAGAGGGCGTTGGACGCGTTGGATACTTTGGTTCCGCAGCGTGGAGGTGACATTTACAGCGCAGCGGCACAAGCCCTGCGTGACCGATTAGCACAACCTAATCGTAATTGGGTTGGGCTGACGGAAGATGAGGCGATAGAACTTTTGCCTGTTGGGGATTGGGAGATTGAATCCACTTTGGATTTTGCCAAAGCCATCGAAGCCAAACTAAAGGAGAAGAACACGTGACTCCTATCGTAATCGCAACGAAGGGCAGCAAGAGCATCAACGTACTCCTAGAATCAATCTGGATGTACGTGCCAAGGGAAGTAACCACTTACGTGTACGGTAAGTGGGACTCCATAGATATGCAGGATTGGGTGCATTACTTAGGGGAAAACGATAAGACTAATTTCGGAGATTCGTTCAACCATGCCATAACCCAAGCGTTCTTAGATGGGCATGAGACTGTAATCATGGCTAACGATGACGTTGTACTTGATCCCAATAGTTACTGGCTGCTTTGCCATGATCGGGTGTTACTCAAGCAGCAGGGGCATAGGGTGGGCTTTGTCTCTGCCCGGAGCAACATGGCTACCATGCCGCAGAACATCCGCGCCAAGGCCGATAATGACACTTGGGCAGGCATGAAGTGGGCTAGTGAGGATACCATTGCACAGGTGGAATGGACTGCGCCACTCTTTGCCAGTGTCGATAAGGAGGGCTGGCCCGGATTCCCGCCAATCAACTTCTACTCAGACAACGTGGCCTGCCACGATATGTCAGACGATGGCTATAAGCACTTCCTATCCCGTGCTTACGTTCATCACGTAGGCAGCAGTACGATAGGCCGTGGGCATGGCACAGACAGTAAAAACACCATGGAAGCAGAAGATTGGCTTAAACTTAATAGACCACTCTTGCATAAACGATATTTCTGTAGTAACGTGTAACTTCGCTAACTTAATTTGGGGGCTGATATGGCATTAAGCGAAAAAGACCTTGCCATTCGTGACAAGGCAATCTGGTCATCTGATGCGGGGATGATCGCTGAAGGTAAGGGCGGTGAAGTCTACCTGCAAAAGACGGGGCAAAAAGACGCTCCTGATCTCTCAAACGTAGAACCCGTACAGATGGGCTTGCTTATGCAAGAACCTATTATGCGTATTGCAGCAGGCAGGTGGGGCTGGGAGTTCAAAGACGCAGACTACACTTTGCGTCACCCGAAGCATGACTGGCTAGCTTCTCACTTCGATTACATCTCTGCCGATGGTAAGACTCTGTTTGAGGTCAAGAACCTTGGCGTACACCAGCGAAAAAAATACGGAGATGACGGCACGGAGATGGTTTCCCAGAAGTACCGCGCACAGTGTTTGCACGAGCAGATTGTGCATGAGGGGGTGCAGAACATCGTGTTAGTAGTTCTGTTTGGTGGTCAGGAGTTATGCCACTTCCCGCAAAACTTTACACAGTTGGAAGCCGAGGCTCACATCAGGGCTATGGCTGAGTTTTGGGCGCAGGTGCAGACTAAGAACTGGAACCCAGTGACGATGGCTGACGCAACCAAAGACCTATACAAGGTTGACGATGGCTCAGACATGGTGGCTAACGCTGCGCTTGAGTTAGCCTGCCAGCAATTGCAGGCAATCAAGGGCAAGATGAAAGAGTATGAGGAAGCCGAGGAAGGGTTAAAGCAGATGATCCAAGCGGCGATGCAATCGAAGGCCACACTCAAGGCTTTCGATGGCTCAATCCTTGCCACTTGGAAGTCTAGTAAGCCAAGCAAGCGTTTCTCTGCTGATCTTTTGAAACAGGCGTTGCCTGAGACTTATGAGAAGTTTGTAGTCGAACAACCCGGCTCACGCCGATTCTTAATTAAGTAAGGGGCTAATATGAAATCAGCAAAGGAAGATTCATTACTGCGTTTGCAGTTGTTTGCAGACAGTCGTGAACTGAGTAAATTGTTAAGTGATCTTAGCGAAAATGCAACTGACCCTAAAACACAATATCTTGCAAAAGAGGCGGCAGATCATATCAAGGGTTTGTACAACTGTGCCGTTAAATTATCGACACAGGTAAAACAACTAAGACGGACAATTGAACATTATAGGGAAGGGGCATCTAATGAGTAACGTAATTAGTATGCCAAAGGGTGAAGTCGCTGTTATTGATCCAGCGATCATTGAATCAATTGTCACAAAAGGGGACTTGTCGGGGCTAAACCAAGTTCAGAAGGTTCAATACTACAACTACCGTTGTAAACAGATTGGCCTTGATCCAAGCGCCAAACCGTTTGACCTGCTGAACCTTAGCGGAAAGCAGGTGCTATATGCCAATTCAGGAGCCACACAACAACTCTGTAACCTCCACAAACTGTCAACTCAGATTACAAATAAAGAACGGGTCGATGATATTTACGTTGTCTCAGTCAGAGTTACCGGGGCTGATGGACGCTCTAGCGAAAATCAAGGGGCTGTTAGCATTGGAAACCTCAAGGGAGATGCACTTGCTAACGCAGTGCTTAAATGCACTACCAAAGCAATACGCCGATCAGTGCTTGCTCATTGCGGACTTGGGATGCTCGATGAAACCGAAGTCGAAACAATCCCTAATGCCCATAAGGAAAGTATCGTAATACCGCAGGCCGAGCCAATTCCTACCATGCCTGTAGTCATGGATGAGCCTGCCGGTGATTGGCCTTTGTTTGTTCCGGGTAACGATGAGCCATACTCATTTCACCCAGATGCAGATGGTTGGGTAGACGCTTTTTTAACTCTGATAGATAAGGTTGCACAGAGTAAAAAGATCAGCATCGAAGACAAGTCTTTCAAGATAGGCGAGTTTGAGACTGTCAATCGTAAGTTTTTTGCTCAAGTGCGCGATGCCAATGCTGGCTTGTATGAGGTGTTGAGCAATGGTATCGGAACGGCAAAGCACAGTATTAACAAGCAAATCCGTGAACGGTCATAAACATGGGCGCTACGCTGAGTCTTTTTAATGAGGAAGCGCAGTATCTTGAGAGATTAAAAACCTCTTGGAATCAAACAATAAAAGGCGATGGTGGTAACTGTCCGTGTTGTGGGAAATGGGGCAAGGTTTACAAGACAAAGTTAAACCAGCATTTAGCCTTGTGTTTGAAGTGGATGGTTGATCATGCGGGAGAGGATGGTTGGGTAGACGTGCAAAACAGGGGGCCGAGATGGATGTTAAAGAGCAAGACTTACCCTTTGCTAGAGCATTGGAACCTGATCGAATCGAAAGCAAATCGTTCAGGAATCTGGAGGGCAACATCAAGTGGTAATCAATTCGTCAAAAGTCAAATTAGTCTGCCGGAAGCGGTATACATATACGACAACAGACGATGGGGTTTTGAAGACAAGTTGGTGATGTTTCGACAGTGTTTTGGGAAGCACTTCAATTTTGAAGAGTTAATGAGCGTTCAATTTAACTGGGCAAATCTAGTTAAATAGGACAATAATGAAAGGAAATTAAGATGGCGTATCAACCACAAGAACGACAAGCAGGCACCGGGGTATTGTTTACCAACCATAAGAAAGGT